AGTCTTCCGTTACCGGATACTTTGTAGCGTCATTTTCCATAGGATATTCCAGCAATTAAGGCAATTTCAAGAGAGCCAGTCAATTAACCCTCGTAATCGTTATTAGTCACCTTGGTCAACACCGTCCGAGCCCTGTAGTTGGCCATCACCTTGGCCGAATATATAATCGGAATATACCGCATGGTATCCGATCCAATATTCCGCACTCCCGCTGCTAATGGATATGCCATAGCAATCCTCCTTATCTGCGTTGTTTCCCCTGCTACGGCATACCTGCAAGATTAGACCACTCGCCCATCTTGTACAGCTTCCGTAATCAGAGCTTCCATCTTATCCGCTAACTGAGGTTTACCCTCATACTTGCCACTTGCAAGATCTTTATAAAATTGCTCAATCTCGGAATTCTTCAAAGTCGGCTTTGTTGAAGAACTGACTGCCGGCTCAGCTCGACTGCCATCTGGCCGCAACTCATTATTAGCCGGCACTTCTGCCTCCTTACCTTTTGCCTGGCCAATCGCCTTTAAAAACTCATCATGCATCAAGGCCAAACGAGCCACGTCACCTACGTCAACAGCTGCGTTGCCCAGGTCCTTGCGCAGTCGCCCACTGATCGGGTCCCGCTGGTTCAAATAATCAACCCACTGCGGATCGTCCGAATCATTCCGATCACGGGCGCCCGGGGACAACTGGTCCACCCGGTCCCACAAATCTCTGCCAGACTGTCCGGCAACCTGGCCCTCCACCTGCCGAAGTCGCGTATCGAACTTCGCGTCAAAGCTCGCTTGCAACTCGGCTCGCACTTTGTCAACCATTGCCTGAGTGGGTTTCTCAATAAGCCGCGACAAAATCGCAAGTTGCTTTTCACCCATAAGCTCCCGGTCGGCCGGGGACAATTCGGCCAGGAGATCCTGTACCGTGACCGAAGAAACAGGTTCCACGGGGGCTTCTACCCGTGTCGGCGCTGTGTTCAACCGCTGACGTAACTCGCGCACCGTGGCGTTGAGGGGACGAATCTGCGCGTCCATACGACCCTCTAAAGACGCATTCCGCTGCCGCTCGTACTCCAAGGCACGTTGCAACTCGGCCACTTCGGGAACCGTTTTGCTCCCGGTACTTGACGCCGTCTCATCCGCCAAAAGTTGGCCCAAAACCGAAATTTCATCGCCGCCAGTTTTCTTTTCTTCGCTCATAATTCCACTATCTCCTTGTAAAGCGCCGATTTACGGAAGGCTTTACGGTAGGGCGACGGATTCTAACCGTCGAGGCCTACTAGGTTAACCACCCTTACTGTTATACCACTTCCCATTAACCGAATTACGTATCCCGTAAATCCCGCACGTCATCTGAAATCACCTTTTCCGACTCTGTCACTTCCCGTTCCAGAAACTTTCTGGACGGTCGCGCATGCGTTTTTTGCTTGCGCTTTTTCTGCTTATCCCTAACTTTCCTAAACCAGCTCATCCTACACCAAACTATTTCACGTAAATAATAACTGTGCCCTGCTTCCCGGCCGTGGCGTTCGTGCCTACGCCAGAAATGGCCAAGGACAATTTACCATTCACCACAAGGGGCATCAGGTTCGTAACGCCGGCGGTTGTCACCACTAACACGCCAGGAACGACCTGGCTAGCACTGCCGGGCGCGTTTGTGGCAATCGCCGAACCCTGACCCGCTAATACGTCTACCCCATTCTGATCACTAAGCGTAACTGCGTACGTTGCATTGGTGGGACTCGGGGTACCGCTCACAAACACTACCCGATTCATCTCACCGCGCACAGGCTGACTGGTAACGGCCACCGTGCCGTCAAGAGCCGCCGTCCAAGCCAGCGTAATCTTCTGCGGAGGGTCAATCGCCGCCCTCGTCTCCGAGACAGAACCGGCGGCAAAAAGAGAACCCACACACAACAGAGACACCGCGCATAAAAGTAGTTTCATATTTGCCCTCCGGCAAGGGGCGGTTTGCCGTCCCGCCCCGTTTGAGTTTTACTTCGTTACGGACCCGCAAACACCATTTCGGCTGAGCTTTTGCGCACGCCGTTGTTTTGAATGAACGCCACATAGTTGGTCGAAGACGCGCTCATGGTCACGGTCAAAGCCGCATAGCCAGAAGCGTCGGTAACCACCACAATGGTCGGAGAATCAGCCGCCGACAACAGCGTCCCAGTCGTAGCTGCAATACTTGTCAGGTTGACGGCACTGGCCGCTCCGTTCAAGCTCGCCGACCATATACCAACGAGCGTACTGGCCGCGCCGAGTCCGTTAGTTACGGTGAGAACCGCTGTATCAACGCCATTAGTCACGCCAGTCGTTACAACCGTGTTGGGTTGTAAAGCCGTCGCACCAGCAGCCGCGCCAGCCGTAACGGTAGCCACGGCAACGCTATTGATAACTTGCACACTCGCAACCCCAGACGACCACGCCACATCACCATGATCTGCATCAGCCATCTGATCGGGGCCAATAGCGTCAACAAGAGCGTTCGTGATTCTGGCTTGGTCAATGTTGCCAATCAGCGTTGCCGTCCCGCCAGCAGCCATTGTGAACGCGCCGCCAACGGCAGCCCATGCCGGATCGGCGGAGCTTGCACCAACCAATAACTGCCCATCGGTGCCAGCAGCAAGAGGCGTAATCGCTGCTGTTCCAGAACCGATTAAGACGCCATGATCGGTAAGAGTTGCCACACCGCTGCCGCCCTGATCTACTCCAAGCGTTCCAGTTGAGGTCAGAGCCTTGCCTGCGCTCGTGAATACCGCCTTGCTGGTCGTCAATCCAGACAAGACCGGATCAGCCGTGAACGTGGCAATACCAACCTGCGTCAGTGTTCCATCAACTTTCAGGTTATTGTCGCCAACCGCATCCGTGCCGCCGACATGAACGCCGCCGTCAATGTGAACCTCGCTGCCAGCCGGATCGAGCAGGATGTCGCCCGAAGCGGTATCTATCTCCGCCTCAATTTGCAGTATCCCGTCCTCAATCGTTAGGCCGTACGCGCCCTCGGCATCAATAACCAACGTGGCTTCCGCAGCCGTATCCGCCGTGGTGCCGGTTCGAGCATCGTTGATAGCGATCAACGGAGTGGACGCTGTGCCTACTGCATTGGTTTGGTCAATGGTAACTTTGTTGGCAGTGGTCGTCAGATTAATATCCACGTCACTGTTGTTGACTTCCAACTCGCCGCTTAACGTGGACTTGCCACTAACGGCCAGGGTATCAACCGACATAGCCCCCGTGGCCAACTGATTTAACTGAGCCGCCGTAGCATTAACAACGGTCCCGCGAATCGACCACTGGTACAGATCCACGTCCTCTCTCTTCGCCGCGTAACTCGTCAACACTGCCGCCAGCAAAATGCCCGCCACCACAAACTTACCTTTTTGTCTCTTCATACACTTCTCCTCCTTCTGTTTCGCTGGCTTCCTCCCCAGCGGGTTTATTTTCAAATGCGTCACACAGGGACTTCTGCCACAGGGCCGCTCCCTGGGCTTGCAGCAAACTCTCCCCCTTCAACAGGGGCAAATTCTCCAGGGACTCCTGATAGCTCTTCCTCAAGAGCGACTGGAGTTCCTGAAACACCGGGAACTGCCGGAGGTACTCCAAGCGATTCCACACCGGAAGACTTAGCTGGAACAGATTCATTCTCTTTCTCCTCGCTTTCGAGCGTTACGAGCCAACTGTGACACCGACATACGTTTACGAGTTTCCTCTGACGGGTGCAGCCCCCGTTTCACTGCCGCTATTTTAGCACAGGTCTCTACCGAACGCTTGCGCCCCTTCTGGGCAACCGACATCTTCAAACGTGTCTCCACGGAAAGATGCCGACCTCGCAAAGGTGACACTCTTCCCTTGGTTGACTCCGACATTTTTCGCCGGGTCTCTATAGAAGGGGGTCGCCGCCCCCGTTGGGCTTCCCTCAGTTTTTGACGCGTCTCCTCAGACGGCGGTCCCCGCCTTTTTCCCGCCTCTCGCATTTTTTGTAAAGTTTCCTCAGAGGGATGTGTCCCCTTTCTCCCAGATGGCCGTCCCAAATGCGACATTCTCATTTTGTGCAAAGTTGCCAAAGAATGCTTATGCCCAGGTATTCCCTCTCCCCCCTCAGTCCCATTTACCAACGCTACCCCTAATCCCCTAAAAAATCGTATCCACTCAATCTCTTCTCTTGCTCCAATGCCCTCCGCCTCTTCTATAAGTTGAATTTGGGGCAAATGCCCTTTGGCCACCAAAGCCCGAATCCAATTGAGTCGATGATTACACTTTCCAGTACGCGCTTCAATCAAGTGCCGATTTAACCTCTCCGATAACAGCTTCCCCGTTTTTCCCACATATCGAATCCCTCGCGCTTCGTCCATCAAAACATAAATTTGAGTTTTCATAAACTTATACTGGCACCGCAGGAACCGTTTCAGGAACCGTTTCAGGAACCGTTTCAGGAGCCATTTCAGGAGCCATTTCAGGAGCCATTTCAGGAGCCATTTCAGGAGCCATTTCAGAAACCGTTTCCGAAGGAACCGTTTCCGGCATCTGCGCCAAAAGCGCCTCCTTCTCCTGTTCCCCCTTTGTCTTTACGCCCCCTATCCCAATTTCCTTCGCCGTGGCCAAATCCACATTTGCAGACATGCGTCGCGTCACCGCCGCCCGAGAATTGTTTTCCGCGATCTGGGCTTCCAGTTTCAAACCTAAAATTTTACTCTCCATCGCAAGCCGCTGTTTCTCCACGTCCAATTTCGCCTTGGAAATCTCAACTTCCAGCGACTTGTTCTGAGCCTCCATCTGCATAGCCTGCGCTTCAGCTTCTGCCTTGGTACGCTCAGCCTTGGCTATTGCCTCAGCCTTCTGCTCAATCTTCTCAATGGGCACCATAATAGACGCACCGTCCATTTCAACAGAGCGAAACGCCTCACGCCACACGTTGGAACGGCCCCGGATTCCAACCAGGTCGGCGTCCGGCGACTTTGACAACTCGCCAATAAGCGCCAAACGACGCTCCGCCAATTCCGCTTTAACCAAAGTCTCAACCGCGCCGGCAGGAGCGACTTCCAGGTCCCCCAATACAGAGGCGTCCGGGGAGTCCATTAAATTCTTCTCATAAATCCGTTCCAAAATAGGACAAATCACTTCCAGGTCAATGGCAATCACCACGCGCCGGATCCCCTTAGCCGCACTGTTCAGCAGCATCGAAATACCTGACGCCGTTCGCCCAACACCGGGGGGCGGTTCGCCGCCCACAAGGTACTTGGGCACCCCCGAACGCGAATCCGCCCACTGACGACATTCGTTAATGATGCCCAGCAGCTCTTGTGCATTGGAGTCTGGCTGCTTAAAATCAATCGGCAAAGCCGAAGAGTTCGTCGGGTTCTTGAACTGCCAGATCTTATGGGGAAACATAGTAGTCAGCTTATCCCCAAGCAACCTCTGGATGTCTGGGATAATCACCTGGAACCCGGACGCCAGCCCCATATTGTTCACCAAAGCCCTGGCATCAGCATTACACACATCTCCGATATCCTTAAGGATCTCCGGCAACGACTTGTACCAGAACGATCCTGGAATCGCTTGCCACCCGGTCTTGAAATACGGTTTCTGCCCACTGGGATCAGGGTTCTCCTCCAAGAACACTATGCGGCCGGCCACAGTCAAGGCTTCGATATGGTAAAGTTTGTCCGCGTCAATCTGCTTCCCGGATGGAAACTCTTTCCACCCGGCATTTCGAAGAAAGGCGCCGGTAACTGTAAGCCAGTAGTCCAACCCCTCAACCGTACCCTGCACTTTCGCCTGTCCCGTCTGGCCTTGCAGTACCGGCGCCACCGTGGAGTCCACTACGCGGACATTAGAACCCGCCAAGGATTGGAACTCCGAAATAACTGACCGTACCTGGCTCTCAACAAAATGCTTCTGCTTCAACATCCAGAACAAATCCGACAAACGATACCGAATGCGCTCAATGAAATCCCCCTCAAAGCCCACGGTAGAGGCTGCTGGGTATGCGTCAAAAGGGCTTACACGAGAAACCGTGGTAGTAGGCTGCCACGTATAGGATACCTTGGGCCGCCCCTTATCGCCCTTGCCCCACACTTTTTTCTGCCGCTCCCGGACAACAGGTCCTTTAAGAATGGCCACCTTTTCTACTGCGACATCGAACAAAAAATCTTTGGTTGCCGGGCCCCAACCACCCTCCGTCAATTGGTCGTCAATCTGGCGCTCCATCTGCTTGGCCCGCCGATCAGTCTCAATCAAGATCGCGTCCTGCATCGCCTGGCGCACCAAAGAAGCCGCCCTGGCGCCATCCTCCGGCGCGGATTCACGACCCAGCCCTTCCATATACTCCTTAGCCGCCTGGATACCGGTTGACAAAGCCAATTCCGACAACTCTTCGGGCACTTCGGGAACCGGGGTAGCCTTCAGTCGCCAAGGTTTGGACGACTCGCCAAGAAACACATCCAACAGCCAGCTCAACGCATCAGTGCATTTTTCACCGGTAAGCCCAAAATACGTCGTCGACATGCCGGCTTTTTCCAAATCGGCCAACTTGGTGGGCGGATACAAGCTATTGAACGCGTAAAGCGCGTCAATCATAGCCTGGTCAACGCCACTCTCGCGCCGAGCGCTCTCATGTGAAATAAAAATGTCGCGAAGCGCCCCTGACAAAGCCAAGTACGGATCCCCAAGGGGCCCCGGCTCAAGTGAAGCCGCCGCCTGAGCCTCAAGCGTAGTTAACGACGTAAGTGTAATTGTGTCTGCCATATAGTAACGACTAAACAGACCCCAGCCTTCTTTGTTTATAGTTTGCCCTGCCTAAATGCCCTATGTCAAGCACAAAAAAGAAAAAGTTTTACGTCCAGGCTCCGTTAGATCCCACAGTCACTGGAAGCTCTCGCTGCCCCCACTTGGGAAGACGCACCGTTTCGTTTTCGTACGCAAAACCCCCCATCCGCAAAAACATGCACATGTACTGAAGCGCATCTTGTAAATGGGAATACTCATTCTTTTCAGGACGCAACGCGTACGCCTGTGAAGCGGTGCTTTGCATCTTGCGATAAGCGTACGTCCGTAAAAACCCTTTACGCAGTATTTCACAGGACGGGTCCAACAGGAAAGCGCTACCCTCACTAGATAAATGCGTAAGAAACCAAACCACCGCCTCGCGCCGGGCGCCAAACTCATTGGTGGCAGCCGCAGTTACCGGGAACCCCTCTTCAGCAAGAATACCGTAGCAAGTCTGTTCGGTTGATTGCGAACGCTGGGCTCCAGCCGGATCCCCGGTCATCGAGAGCTGATAGTTCGGATAATACTGCATAATGCACGGTTTAAAATAGTCGCGCACAAAGCGCTGAACCCCGATATCCTCTCCGCTGATTTCCCGCAGCACCTTCAACTGCCCCTTTACGGTAAGCTGCGCAAACACGCATGAAACACTGAGCCCAAAGTCCCAGCCCACGTAGAGCGTAAGGCCGGGTGACGGGTTCAGGGTTTTTGGTGAATGGTGAAGGGTATCTATGTACTCAGGATAAACCACTTTACCGGAACGGGTACTACCGTACTGGTTCAAAATATACACAGACACCCAGGAGCGCGATTTAGCGGTTACCAGGTCCAAATAGTACTGGAACCCACCAGGAAGATGCTCCACGTTCTCCGCCGCCGGGAGCCCATGAGTCCCATCGTTCGGGATGTACGTAACCCCGGCGCCGGCGTCCAGTGGGGAAGTCACCTTTCCCTCCACGGGAGACAACTCGATCAAGGCCGCAGGTTGATCGAAGAACTTGTACCCCTTCGGCTTGTCGACTTCGGCCAAACGATACCACCAACTGGTGTCGTCCGGGGAATTGGTGTCCATGATAATACCATGCCAACTCGGGCCGCCTTCATCAGTGGACGGATACCGGCCGACCCGGGCGCTAACCGCCGTAAGGGCCTCTTCATCCAGTTCACTGGCCTCATTAAGCCAGGCGCCGGTCACTTCCAGGGATTTCAACTTGCGAATGTCTTCCGGATGATCGAAGCTGATAAACAGCACGGTCAATTCCAATCGGGTTCCATCCGACAATTGGCAATCCAGCCGGGACTGCATGGGAACGGATTCCCTCACAGGGGCAATCGCAGTAGGCACCCAGGATGTCCAAGTCCGCAAAGTCGTCTCCACCAACTCTGGGTACGAATTGCGCAGCGCCAGCCATTTTGACCTGCGCACACCGCGAAACGGGACTTGTTCCACCGCCCGCGACAAAATCTCCATGCAACAAGCTGAAGACTTCCCAGACCCAAAAGGGCCGCGTATTCCACGCACCCGCGAACTATCAAGATGGAACTTCAAACAAGTGGCTGAAGGCGCATAAGGGCGAAGAATAAGCGAAGACATGTCAACATTAGAACCCTTACTCATCAGAACGTCCTCCGGAATAGTCTGACACCCGTCGTACAAACTCCCGTAATTGTGAGAGGGTAAAGTCCCGTTTCCATAAATTGGCAATACTACTAATCACCCACACATTGTTCTTCACATAACCCTTAACGGGATCCCACCTGTCAAGAACCGGACTCACCCCGCATATCTTACCCACTCCCCGCTTCAATGGGAAACCCATCACCGGACAAAACTCTGGAATATGTATATCAAAGGGCTCCAAATCGAAGGGCAACTGCTTCACCTTGGCCCGATGCTTTGCACTACTCCACATGAAATATTCCACCGTGTGAATTATACCACGATGCTTTCGCTCCAGTCGTCGACAAGCATGTGCAGCCTGCTCCCGCTTATAGCACCCACAACTTAGAGTCTTCCCCGTACGAAGACTCTCTCCACGGACCTCTGAAGTTTTCCCACAGTCACAAACGCAATGCCACTTAATTTCCCCGGAAGGACTTCGAAAAGAAGCCTCCTTCGTTACGACCAACCGGCCAAAACGCTTTCCCACCATCACTTTTCTACGACTCATTGGCACCCCCGGGAGTTGTCCATATGGAACTTAAGACACGTAGGCGAAGGCGCATACGGCCGAAGCACCATGGACGACAGATCTACGTTGGAACGATTACCCGCCATCTACCTGCTCCGTTAAGCCACTTAATTGCATTTATTTCCTCGGTTTCAAACTCCCTAATCCGTGGCACTCGGTCGACAGCTGCTCATACACCCAACGACCCTCCCGCTCGGCAAACTCTTTAATCGCGTCGGTCATGTGATTATATTGGCCGTTCATATGGGTATCGTGAAATAGCCAAGTGCAACTGTCCACAACTACCGGAGCCCAGAGAAGAAGTTCTGCTGACATCTGCGCGTAGGTATGCTCAGTATCAATGAACACCAAATCCGGAGGGTTTGGGCCCAGACACTCTTTCACCTTGACGCGGGTGGCTGGATCCCGTGAATCCCCCTGGACAAAAGACCAGAAAGGAAACGCGGGACGCATCCAGAGATCGATCTGGTCCCGAAGGTCCACGGTAACCCACAACCGCTCGGGCCGCGTATTCTGTTCCATCCCGCGCCGGAAAGCCGCGGTCGACCCGGTGCCATACTCACTTCCAATTTCCAGCAGAACAGCGCAATTTGCCGCCATTTTCTGGAGCGTCGGCAAATGCCCCACAATGCTAGCATTGGGAAAGTTCATGGGCCCCAGGCTCCTCTCTTCAAGGCCAATGCCTTCCGTCTACGGGGGCGCTTATTCAGCGCTCGCCGGGACGCCATTCGGGTATTGCCCAATTTGCCAACGCCGCCGCCGGACCCGTCAAACTGCCGCACCCCACCACAGCTTCCCATGCCTCTTGCCATAACACCCTCCTTATGATTTGACTAACGTGACTTTTGTGACTTCCTGCAAGACAAATTTGTCCAACAGACGATGCACTTCGACAACAACCCCGGCTTTACTGGTGACAATCTCCAAGGCGCGTTTCTGCGCCTCAAAGTGGGACCGGTAAAACCCGGGTTCGGGGACAAGCACCTCGATGACATTTCCACTGGCGCCAGTCACTTTGCCACCAACATATACGCCATACCGCCCTTGCGCTTTTTTGCGCGGCGGCTTCTCCCCTTTAGCCACGGGTCTTGGTTGCCTCGGCTTCCGTGGAGCTTTAACCACAGTCGCCTTGGCAGCCGGTACTTGGGCCAGAATGGCATGCGGTCGAAAGTTCTCCGGCACAAAGGGCAAAACCGTAGCCTTTTGAAGATTCTCCGACTCGCGCACAGATGCCCCATCCCCGGACGAAAGAACCCGTTTCTCGGCCACTGGTGCACTAACGGCCTCTTCGAGCGGTTCCAGGGGCGACATAGCCGGGGGCATCCCGGTAATTCCCGGAGGCGGAGCCTGAATCGGCGGCGTGTACTCCTTCTTTGGCCGGCCAATAGCCGCTTCCACGGGGTGCCCGTTCCAGTCCCTGGGGACGTTAGGCTCCGGGATTCCCGGCAGGGGTTGCGCCATTTTCTCCAGGACTTCCTGCTTCTTTACTTCCGGCGATTTCTTTTTGTTCACTGACGATTTCTCCTTCCACGGTTACGGGTTGCGGGGTTCGCGGCGGTATCGCAAAATTGATCTGGAGGGTTACCCGGCCGGCGCCTTGCCCGTCGGCCTTGGGCTCTCTGTACTTGGGGTCGTTGGCCTTGAGCAACAGTTCAAGAAGCTTATCACTGCGCTTCGGGAACCAATCGACAATGTTGCCGTTCTTATCGACAGTAGGGGTCTGCTCCCCATTGACCGCACGATTATGTGCTTCTTCTTCCCGATCCAGGTGCCGGATGTCAGCGGCAATCTTTTCCGCTTCCCGGGCGAGCGATAAAAATTCAGGGCTTCGTCTCTTAAGCATCACCCACTCAGGCTTAGACAGACCTGAGAGACAAAGTTCCGACCAGCTCTTGCACTGGGCGACACCCTCCAAGGCAAAAATTATTCGGGGGTAGTCGCGGGGGTCAACAAGATCCGTCGGAATTTTTTGCAAAACTTCCGGCCACCTCGGGTCAAATGCTGTAAGTGCTTGCGACATATTTACTGGGGGCACTCGGTTCCGTAGACTTGTTTCCACCTCCGTCGGAACTCATTCCTTTCGGCGACATCAGACAGGTACTTCAAATCGGCTGCCGATTGGCGATCAATCCTTGCCGGGCGCTCTACTGTCCGGTACCCGACAACCGGCTTAACCTGGGGCGCTGGTTGCGGTGTACTTTGTCGGCAGATCATTACACTCAAGAACAAGACGAACGTTGCCATTATGATCAGGTACCGCATTTGGGTCTCCTTTCAGTTTACCGGTGCGCCAGTCGTCAAGCAGGTTGGCCACAAAACAACTGACTGTCCGGCGTTCAAACTTTGCGCGGAGTTTTAAAAAATTAAAAAGGCTATCGTGCAAATAGAAAGAGTGCACGTGCGAGGTCTTCTCAGGTTTGCCTGGATTTTCTTTCATGAGAAAAGATTACTGGTTGTTAGGTTTTATTGCAAGCTAATAAAAGAAAAAGTTTTTCATAGGTTCTTGAAGAGTTTATTTTAGAAAAAAATTTTCAAGTGTGAATTTTGCAGAGAAAAAATTTTCAGAGTTGCCAGTCCGCAGGACACCCCTCATTATGAATCTAAGCCCCCTCGTCGTTTGCATCAGTCCATCGAGGGTCAAGACTCCGGCCATCGGGCATCATAGGAGTCCCCCTCATTGTTTGCACGGCATCACACATACGTGGTGCACTGCACAATAAACCTGTTGAACAGGAGCAACGTTATGAAGATCGGATCAATTCGCGAGTTCAAGGTAACGCAGGGCGCTAACGCAGGTAAGACGGTGTACAGTCGCACTGTGTGGATGCAGCCCGGCGAACGGCAGCCGTCGCCGTTAGATCTGGCCGAGCTGCAAGACGCCCTGCAAGCGTCGCACCCGGGCCAGCTGGTGAGCGTGCAGACACGCATCAGCGCCTTTGCGCCCATGCCGCCGGCCGAGACCGAGGCCGACGACAACGCCGCGACCTAAGCCACGAAGCCATGCACCCGGCCGCCCGGGTGCATGGCTAAAAGGGCACAGTTTCTTTTGAGACCTGGGCGGCTGCTTTATGAGCCCAGATCCCACATAGCAGAGTTGCTGGGCAGTAGGCAACTCTGTACCCCTTTTCCCTCTCCTAACACCAATGAGCCTAGAATCCTTGGAACAGCTACCTCGTGTCCTGGGATTCTAGGCTACCCCTTTTCCTTTTTCTTGTCCCTTTTTGACAGGGTCCCGGGAAACCGGTTGCTATCCGACATAAGTGGCATGACAGATCGTGACAGATGGGTAAGACAGAAGTGGCGTCACGATTTTCGGGGCAAAACATTGGGGTTTTTGTGTGTCATGTCACATGACAGATACTTTTTCTAAATCTCTGGAAGAGTATATTTATCTTATCTTATTGGGTAGGCTCCCATGGGAAATGGCTTTCCCAGAGTTTTCACTTTTTATCTGTCATCCGACATGAAACTTGAAAACTCCAATGTTTTGCCCCGAAAATCGTGACACGACGACGAAATCGAATCCGACATGATCTGTCATCCGACATGGTCACTTTCCCAGGGTACTTAAACCATGAAAACTGCCCCAATGCTTCCTCCAATAAGCTTTACCAATCTTACGTTTCTGCTTAATACACAATTTCCGATAAATACGAGTATAAATTGAAACCACGTTACCTGAAGACCCACCACAAGTCCTATTATACCCTAAAGCTCCTGAACTGGAATCCAAGGTAGCAATCCACAATTTTTCTGTTATATTAAGCCATTCTTTCAATTCTGAACGCCATAAAGATATGAGCAATTCAGACAAAACCCAATACTCAAAAGCATCCTCCCCACTTTTCGTAAAATCCTTCTGCCATTGAGTATTAGTGTGAACCCCTTTAAGCAAATTCCGCATATGCTCCCTACGACGAAGGACCATATCATGGCTCTGCCCAACGTACCACTTTCCATTTAGCACATTTCTAAACGCATATACACCAATCTTTTTCATGCTTTCCTTCTAACTTTGTCCCAACGAACCCAAGCAGCTCGTTGACATTGTTCACGACTACGCGCTTTACATTTGCCCTTCACTCGGCCGCCAAGCCGGCCAAGCGCTACGGCATCTGGATTTTTTGTTTTCATACAAAGAACTATACGCCACCGCTGGAGCATTGTCAACAGCAAAAAGCAACTTATTTCTTGTATCTATGTCTCATTTACTCAACACCCTTTACCCATTAAACAACAAACCAAAAACCCCCAAGGAGTAGAAAAATGCAAACTATCATCAAAAACTGGATAACTGGTGAAACAATCGTAGAATCAAGTAAAACCTTAAAGGCCACAATTATTGAAAACAAAGCCAACCTGTCCGGAGCCGACTTGTCCAGAGCCAACCTGTCCGGAGCCGACCTGTCCGGAGCCAACCTGTCCGGAGCCGACCTGTCCGACGCCGACCTGTCCGACGCCGACTTGTCCGAAGCCGACTTGTCCGAAGCCAACCTGTCCGAAGCCAACCTGTCCGAAACCAACCTGTCCGAAGCATACCTATTCAAAGCTGACCTGTCCGGAGCATACCTATTCAAAGCTGACCTGTCCGGAGCCAACCTGTACAGAGCCGACCTATTCGAAGCTGACCTGTCCGGAGCCAAAATAAACACCAAACAACAAACAGACCTGCTAAAAGCCTTAAGAGTACAAATAACCAATTAACCTTATCTTCCGAGCCACAATTCACAATTGGCTCAACTTACCACAACCCCAAATTATGGGGTGCCAGGGACCAAACCCTGGCCCAATTTATCTTAAACCTGCTAATAAAAAACACCATAAACCTTTGCAAAATTTGCAAATACTGGAAACGACACAGAATGTCTAAAAATGAATAATTTTGATGGGTAACTGCTGCTGCCATAAATAAATTTACTCTGAAAACAATAATACCCTCGCCGTAAACTAATATAGATTTTTGGATTTAGGCACGATTAATACTTATGTGTATATCAACCCGCGAGGTGCGGGCAGGCGGCGCCGGCCAACAGGCGCAGGAGGCAACATGAAGACCGCAACGACAGGACAGACGGCAGAACAGATTGCTTTAGGAATTGCACAATCGGAACTCAATAAGGAATGCAACAACACCCAGGAGCGGATTGATCGTGCGAAGGCGCGCCTGCGGGCGGCAGAGTTGCGCGTGCACGCATGCCAGCAGGATAAACTCGCGGCGGGATATGCGCGGCAGGGTACGCATCCTATCTATGATGGGCAGGCGGAGGTTTGCGCGGGTAAAGCTGCAGAGGCCGGGAGCTATGC